AATAACAATAGTGCAGCACCAAAACAGGTGATAGTAAAAATTGAAAATCTGATGAATGTCGAGTCTGTTGACTTGTCTAATCCAGATAATGCAGCCGTAATTGCTGACTTGAAGGGCCAGCTTACTCAGGCTTTAGTTGATGTAGTACACGATTTTGATGAAACATATCACGGATAATGAGTTACTGGGGTGGAGCGTGGAGTTCGCTCAAATTTTCGCTTGGAAGCTCTGCTGAATCAATGATACCAAATTTAAGTTACCGTTACCTCAAAGGGGTGGACGGTAACTTAACATACAAGAACAACAGGGCATACAAATATGTAGCAGTACATGTCGCAAAACAAATGGCCGCACAGATTATCGAAGGTGAGGTTCATAAGTTATTCCCAAGATACCAAAGGTACTTAGAGAATAAGTTTCGTGACACTGTATTGCAGCAACAAGACAAAAACCGAAAGCAGTTAATCAAGAACCAAGAAACACAGAGAGAAGATTGGGGTAAAATTACCGCAGAAGGTAATCATGTGATTGTTGCAAAAGATAAGTATGGCAATGCAGTACATGAAGCATTGATTCTACATTATGACTCTGACACTGCAATTCAGGTAGAGGATGTGTCGTATGTTGACGGAAAGGCTAAGAAGGAATCGTATTCAACAAAGACAGTGTGCTTTATTGACCTGATTCCACGTGTTAGCACCCAGAGTGCAAAGAATATTGTCCTTACACCAGTGCAAGGACGTGATTACACTCGCAAAGAACTAATTGCTGGCGGCGATTTGACATTTTCAGTTTCTGGTGAAATAAATTCTAATCAGGATGGGGTGTACCCAGAAAATGATGTGAAGAAGTTCATTCAGATTATGCAATATGGAGGCGTTGTTAAAGCAAATCACTTTATGTTCAAACAGTTCAATATTGAGCAGGTGTTGATTAAGGATTATAGTCTTCCACCATCGGAGTACAAGAACATTCAGCCATACAGTTTTACGTGTGTTGCTGTTGAACCTGATGAAGATGTTATTGTAACTAAGGACACTATCGCAATCTTAAACGAAGAGTTGACTTTAAGCCCAATGAATAAGTGGTATAAATTTATCTTGAATAGCAAATTGGCAGAGACCGTAGCAAGAGGTGCATCAAGCACAATTTCATCTTTTGCTACTACAGGTCTTGATGCTTTAGTTCCGAATATTTAATGGCAGCAATAAAAGGTCAACCAAGTTTCCATATCCTAATTTGTTTAATTCAAATTTGGGATTTAGCGGACCCTAAAAAACCAATGGAGGAACCTGCATCTCCACGTCTAATCACAGAAGTGGCAGAAGTAGAAATTGAAGAGTCGTACCGAAAATTAATCGGTACGGCTTCTGTCAAATTTCCTCGTGGTACAGTTATAAAGAAAACGCTAACAGAACTAAATGGGGAAAAATATCGCTCCAATGTATCTGCTACAATCGAGGACTCTGGAGTTCTTGTTACGACCAGAACAGACTCGAAAAAAGCAGAGGTAACAGACTTTAAGGTTGGTTCGCGTATTCGTATTATGTTGGGTTATACCACAGATCCAAAAATTGCAGCTTTAGCGAAAGTCAATAAAGATGGCAAGTCAATTCACAATGACTCCAGCAAGTTAGCTGAATACAAGAAGCACCTTGTAACGATGTTCGATGGTTACATCACAAAATGTAGCATTGATACACCAATTGAAATCAAGTGTGAAAACCTTGCAAGCGGTTTGAAAAAAATCTCATGTCCTAAAGTGCCGGCATCAAAAAACATGACCGTTAATGATTTTCTGGCACCTGATGGAAAGTACAAACTGCTTGAAAACTCTGGGTTGAGTCTTCACCCAGATACCAAGTCATGTGACATTAATATTGGTAAGGTTGGTTTGACTACTGACCTTACTGTGGCAGATGTATTGACTGAATGGAGTAAGTACAAAGTGTTTGCCTATGTTAAAGACAATAATGGTGAGCCATGTATTGCAGTAGGCCGTTCCTATTTTTCCAATGCAGGCAAAGATTCTGTGATAAGAGACGAATCTTCTGAGGTTCCAGAAATCTTATTTGATTACCATGTTGCAAACAATGGATTGACGCTGATGAATACCGATAAAGCATTCCTTGCAGTTGAAGCTACATGCCTTGACTCGCAGGATAAGTTTTATCATATTACCATTAGACGCAATCCTAACTGGGATGACTCTAAGCCTACTAAGGACAAATGGCAGGTAATGAATGAAACCACTTTGTCTAAGAAAGCTCAGAAACTGGGAGCCACTTGTTTAAGCAAGTCGAAAGATAAGGTTGATTTAAGCACTTACACTGTCATACCGTATATGTCACGCAAGCTCGGCATTAGTCATGATGCGTTGCTTGAAGAAGCTATCAAGTATTTTGAAAGCTACAACATGAATGGTATTGAAGGTACGTTGACACTGTTTGGCGATTTAGCTCTCAGAACTGGTACAAAAGTTCATCTTACAGACAAACTTCACCCACAAAAGAATGGCTATTATTTAGTAGACGAAGTGAACACTACTTTTGGAGTGGGCGGCTACCGTCAAAAAATCAAGTTGCCATATTGTATTGCAAAAGATAAATCTGATAGCAAATGACAAAAAAGAAACATCCAGATTTAAGCTCTAACCAAATCATTCGTGAGGCAATTCAAAAGATTGCCTTGCATGGTTTGGTGAACAAATCTACAGGAACTATCCGAGATACCGGGAAAACTGTAGGTTTCGTAGCAAAAATACATACAGACGGAGAATTGGCTGGAACCATTGATGTGCAAGAGTATTACAGTCTGTCAATGGAAAGTAACGATGACAAGAAAATAGGCTACCATGAAGGGGTTTATTTGAGTGCGTTACAAGACAATGCAAATGGCTTGCTGATAATCCCAAAGCTATATTCAGAAGTCGTGATTTCTATTGACCCTGAAACCAAGACTGAGTACGTTTCAATGTTTTCACACGTTGATGTCATTCAGCTTGATTCTCATGATACAATCACAGTTGGTGTAAGGGAACGCGAGGAGTTTGATGAGGGAAGTGAAGACTCACCAGATATTCAAGATTTGGAAGAAACTGGAGTGTTCTCAAAGACTACCTACCTCAAAGACTCTATTACTACTGAAGTGCAAGGTGAGGATGAAGCAAATCACACCAAGCATTTGATGGATAGTGAGAAGGTGGAAACTGTTGTTGGTGACGATAAAAGTTCCATGATGATGGATCAAGAGAAGATTCATCTGAAACACAATAAGGCAGAAACCATTCTCGATGAAGAGCAGCATACCTCCAAATTTGGTGGTTCTATGGTAAAAATTGAAGATGGTACAGTATTTCTTGGTAGCGATTCTTCTACTGATGATGCTGTGCTTGGTGTGGAATTGGCAACCATATTATCTGAACTGGTTGGGTATCTTGGGCAAATTATGACCCCCACCATGATGGGACCACAGCCTCCAGTAAATATGGCCAGCTTTATATCATTGAAGGCTAAAATTGATGCGTTTAAGTCTTCTCATAGTGGATTCTTAACTAAGAAAGTACAAGTTCAGAAATAATGGCTGAAGCAAAATTAAACTTTGATGAATCGGCGTTAGATAAAACCACAGGTTTATACGACTTGTACAGCCGATTTTATGAAGGTATGCGCACCGCAAACCTTTGTGACGGCCCAGACTACGTAACTAACCCACCACTTACTGAAAGCGGTGAGATTGATACTGCCGCAATTGAAGAAGGGCTTGCAAACCATTCTACGATTTTGATGAAAAACTCTGCTTACATGATGGCAAATGCTATTATGTCATCTGTAAGCGGTGGTGGATCAGGAGGCGGCTCTTACGTAGGATTTGTGGCACGTTCAGGTGACTCCATGACTGGTGCGTTAGGTGCATTGTACGGCTTCCAGGCTGGTAGTGGCAATAAACTTATTTTTGAAACCACTATTGATTCCAGCGATAAGCAAGTAGCCCATATTCACGGATATTTAACAGTTAGTGAATACTTGACTGTTAGTGGTCAACTCAATATTGGCAATGACGGTATCTTTTTCTCAAATCAGCAGAGTATATTCTACAAAGACGATACCTTAAATATCGCCTCTCAGGATATTAAAATGACTGGCAATGTTGCGGTTGATGGTGATTTGTCTGTTGGTGTGATTTCAATTGGCTCCAACGGTATTTTCAATGATAAGAATGAATATTATCATTCCGGCAACAGTAATAACAGTACGACTGACTGGGATATGAGAGATGCACATGTCTATGGAGATTTGACTGTAGACGGTGCGCAAAATTACAATGGCAGATTGACGGCTTTGAAAGGATTTGATCTTGGAGAAGATGGTCAGAAGCTATTGTATTCTTACAAGGAGAATGAAGAATCTGCTGCATATATCCAGTTGGCTACAGATTTAGCGTTGTGGAGTGGCTATGGTATCAAGTTTGATAATTCATACATCATCAAGGTGCGTGGCGGTAGTGACAATATCGTTTCTTTTGCTGCTCCAGGTAAGATTATGAATTTAGGTGATAGTGACGGAGAAACAAAAACCGTTCACATCGCTCTTCAGACCGCAATCAAAAATTATAATGGAGATTACTCGATTGTGACTCAATATGGAGATGGTAATTTCCCAAATTCATTCAGTGCTGGATGTGCAAACTCAGGTCCAACTGTATTGCAAACGTATTATACCAATGCTAACGATTGCGGTTTTATATCAAAACGTAATTTACGATTAGGTTCAGCAAGTGGGCCAATTATCAATACTGGAAGCCTTAGTGATGATGTGGTATTTGATTTACCATACGTACATGTCTTGGTTGAAGGTCTGCCACAAACAGAGCGAATCCCATTCAATATTAGTTACAAGGCCACAACGTCTTTGTTTAGAGACCAAAGTAAAGAGTGGTCTGCCAGCTTGAATTTCAATACAGATGCGGAGTTCTTCACTTTCAACAAGCATGTAGAAAGTGAAAGTTTTTCAATAATTAGTGAGAAATATAAAACTCGCTTAATTGAAAATACCCTATTCTTTGATGATGGTGCTTTCATTGAGGGCCTTACTGATGGTTTACGCTTTACAGGAAACGCTTATTATGTTAATAATGTAAGCTCCATGAGATTTGCCAGTGGTTTTGCCGGATATGGCTGGGCCATTGCACAAGATGAGTTGGTTGGAGGATATTCAGCAACATTCGATGAGTTGACAATTCGTAAAAAAGCACGATTTTATGAATTGGAAGTTCAAAAACATTCAGTAACAAATGGTGCTCTATGGGTAAGTGATTCTTGCTCTGGAGACTTAGTTGAAGAGATTGTATAATGTCTGTTTTTGATTATAAGAAGTATAAAATCTCATTGCGTCATGATTCTAAAAAGACGCAAGGATTAAAAACTGGCGATATAGTCAGAAGACAATATTTTGACGGCAAAAATCTTATCTATTCGTTGCTTTGTGTAATGGATTATGGCGTTGATGAAATTATTGACGCTAACAACCAGAAGCAAGAACAAGCATATTTTATAGGCGCATTGCTGGAAGGCGATGTGCCTAAGCAAAGCGAGATTTTGGATTTTGCAAGAATCACTAACTTGTTTGATACAGACCGTTCAGGTGCGTTGTATTTGACAGCAACTGATGATCAGGCTCCATATATGGATATTATAGATGGAATTGGTCGTAATGCAAGTTTGTGTTGGCCCGAAAATATTGCAAATACAGAGCAAATAGATTCTACTGCTCAATATGTCGTACATGGAACTGATTGCGTATCGTGTGATTATACAAAACGCTACACAGAACATTCCAGAATTTGTCATATAAAACGAAACGGTGTTTCGAGTAGCGATTTTATTGGGTTGAAGCAAGACTTTTATCAATATGTCGCAAACCCTAATCGAGTATTGATTTCGTATAAGATAAAAGCATCGTCTGCAATGCAAGCAACAGCTTCATTGGGTTATATTGATGATGTTCGTGTTGATGGTGTGTGTGACGTTGACATTACTACAGACTGGCAGTATAAACTTCATGCGATTACAGTAGATTGGTCTGGCCGCCACTTACGCTCTTTCAAATTGGATTTATCCAATATGGAAACTGATAGCGAAGTGTGGATAGCAGACCTGAATATCATCTTGCTTTCCAGTGTCGCTACTTTCATGGATGCAAGCCAAATGCGTATAGGTAAGTTGGATGGCGTTCATGACCCAGTATTCGGTAAATTGGATGGATATGGCGGCTATTTGCAAAAGTTCTTTGCATCTATGTCTGCACATATCTCCGGCACATTGACTGCTGGTGACGAAAATGGTTTTGGCTCTACTTTCTATGCGGGTAAAATCCATCGCAATGCGTTCATAAACTCACTTGATGTCAATTTTATCAATGCTATTGAGGTGAGCGAGAACGTAGTAAATCCTACTGGAGTCGGTAATGTCTATGCTGTTACCGAGAATGCAGATATGATCGCCCAGAATGCAGATTGGTTGATGCAACGTATTGGGAAAGGTTATTGTTTCTCTTTCTGGGCGTATGCGAAAGCACCATGTCAATTAGAGGTCTTGCAGAACGGACATTTGGTAGGCATCCTCCAGGTTGACAACGAAGATACGCATGGGTGGCACCGTCTTCATGTACCG